AAAAGGACTCTCAAACAAGCAGATTGCTGACATCTTCAACAACATTCCGAAAGCTCTAGTCAAAGCCGATAGCGCCGAGCCAAAGAGCATTGACGAGCTCAAACTCTACGGCATCAACGTAATGGGTGTTGAGAAGGGTGCCGACAGCGTCAGACAGGGCATACAATACGTTCAAGCCCAGCGCATCTCTGTCACGAAGCGCAGTCTTAACATCATCAAAGAATACCGCAACTATATGTGGAAAACTGACAAAGATGGCAACATCATCAACGAGCCAGACCATCTATATTCTCACTCGATGGATGCTGTCAGATACGGCCTGGAGACCCTACGTGACACCACAGCGAAAGATAAGCAGGTTAAGAATATACTGGCTCAAATACAGACGCGCGGCGAGCATTGGTAGTATCCATCCTTGACATTGTTGCTTGATAGTTTGATGATAGAATCAATGACAAAAAAGAAACTCATCAATGAAGTCGTTGACCAATATAAGGCCTCGCGCAAAGTAGTCGAGCCGTTGATTGATAGACGCAAACAGCATCTAGAACTCTACACAGGTAATTTTTCGTCTTCTAGTGGCTCACGAGTTGAGAATGCTGACAACATCTCTAGCCACGTGCCCTACGTCAAAACGCTACTTGACAACACTCACCCGCTTTTAACAGCTAAACTGCCAGAGAGCAAAGTATCGCCACGTAACACAACGAAGTATTACACCAATGCCAAGTTAATGAACGCGTTAGTTGATTATACGTTTGACGCTAACAACTTTCAATTGAAGTTCTTGTCGAATCAAAAAGAATCAATGCTCAATGGCGACCACTTCACTAAAGTTGTCTGGTCACCGGACACTGCTAAAAATCATCCACTCTTAACTTCGATTGATGCCAACAACATCAGTGTTCACGTCAACAAACTTGACTTAGAAGATGAGTGGCCAATGTTCTGCCGGCGCGAGATGTCAAAAAAGCAGATGAAAGAGGAGACCGGTTGGGACAAAGAGATGATTTCAAGTCTTGCTCGCTCAAAGCTTGGCACCAAATCGTATCGCAGAACACAGATGATAAAGTTAGGTCTAGCGTCGGCTGAAGATTACAAGTCAGGTGATGAGCCAGAAGACGATTTGTATGAGGTTGTTGAGCGCTGGGGTATGATGGACTTCAAAGGCGGCGATTCAAAGATGGGCTGTGTTGTTGTCGCCAACGAAGAACAAATCTTAAATCCTGACCCGTATTACAAAGACCAAGAGCCCTACGAGAGCCCATTTGCTAACAACGTAATGCCGTTTGCACAACTCTCCTACGACCCACTGCCGTATTCTTTTTATTCAATGTCTTTCATTGACCCAATTGCTGATTTGCAGATAGAACTCAACGATTTAGAGAATATGAAGAAGTCGAATTATTACCGCCGAAATAACCCGCCTATAATAGTAGACAAAAACGCTGATGTTGACATTACTTCTCTGCGCTTCTTGTCAGGTTTGCCCTGGATTGTTAGTGGTGGTGAAAAGTCTGTTGCTCCTTACATCTTGCCCGACTTGTCTGTTTCGATTGATGCTACTCAAATGATGATTAGACGGACAATGCAGAACGTTACCGGCTCACAAGACATCTTGATGACAGCGCCAGAGGCACAGCCACAAGGCGCGAATAGAGTGAACTCTGCAGCTCACGCGCAACTCTTGTCGCAGCAGATTAAGACACGCTTTATGCCACAAGCAGTTTTGATTGATAAATACATTGAGCGCATCGGCAAACTCTTAATCAACTTGTGGCAAGACGAGAAGTATTGGGTTGGGATGAAAGGTAATGAGGTTGCTATCGCTATTGCTGATGATGAGGGCAACAACTCACAAACTAAAATTAAGATGCAAGATATTCAAGGTGAGTTGGATTTTATTGTCACTTCAGCTACTTCAATTGCAATGCCTGACCAAGCGCTAGTAACACAAGCAGTCAACCTGCGTCAGCTTTATGCTCAAGACCCAACAAAAAATATGGAAGAATTAGATAGAGTGATATTTGATAAAAGTGGCTTTGACTACAACAAGATTCAGAAGCCAAAAGCTTCATATCTGCCCCAACTGCAACAGAAACTTGAGCAGTTGATAACGATTGCCAAGCAGCCGGACTTTAAGAAGATGCCGCCAGTTGAGCAGCAAAAGATAATGCAAGGGATTCAGCAGATACAGCAACAGATTCAAGAGTTGAGCAAAGGCCAAGCCGGCGGTGAGCCGACACAGCCAGAACAGACAGCGCAGGGTCAGCAGTTACAACCACAAGGAGCTTGATGGAGAGTGAAGAAATAAAACAAGCTGACGAATACCGGCGCAAGATAGAAAACACGCTAAAAGAGCGCGCCATTAAAGTCAAAGCATTTTTCAATTCTGATGGCTTCAAGATAATTCAAGAGGACTTCGTTGCTGACAGCAAAAGATTAACGACAGAGTTGCTTGATGCAACCGATTTAGTCGAAGTCCAACGTCTGCAAGCAGAAATAAAAGCATTGCAGAAGTTCTTTGACAAGATTGCGCATTACGGGTCAATTAAGACTTAACGATAGGTGGTATGACTGCTTAGAGTAGTTTCACCCCACCTATTGCTAGTTCTTAATCACGTGCTTAGCCCTCACGTCCAACAAAGGGGCATTAGATTGGAGAACAATGGCAGATGAAGTAGCGGCTCAAAACAATGACGTTGCCGACCAGCCGCAGGCAGTCAAAAGTGATGACACACTTGATAGCTTCTTGGGTGAAGCCGATGCAGTTGATAAACAGGGCGAAACACCCGATTTATCACCTGAAGCGAAAGAAGCCAAGAAGGAGAGAGATTTTGAAGCAGGGATGCACAAGTTCCGCGATGAAGCTAAACGTTTGAAAGCTGAAAACGCAGAATTGAAAGCAAAACTGCCTCCACCTCTAGCGGGGCAAGAGGGTGAGAGGGTGGGTCAGCCCGACCTAGCAAATGACCCGGGCGTTAAGATTCTTCGCGGTATTATCCGAGAAGAAGTTGATAGCGCCATAGCTCCAGTGGCAGAATCCACCAGGGAGGAGAGAGAGGCAAAAGTTTGGACTGACTTTCAATCGAAAGAACACGTCAACGCTCTTTTGCCACAGATTCAAGAAACATACGCCAGTATGTCCAAGAGTGGAAATCTGGCAAACGATTTGGAGAACGCTCGCTTGATAACGGTTGGTAGGTTTCATAAAGAGATTACAAGAGCTGCTGCTGAAGTTGGCGAAGAAGCTGGCTTTGCCGGCAGAACACTGAAACAATCTCAAGCTGGAATAACTTCACGGCCTGCTGATGCAGGTGCGAAGGACGACTTTGCTGCTAGATACAAAAGCGGCACGGCAACTACCGAAGAAATCAAAGAGCGGATGGACGAGGTCGAACAAATCGAAAAAGAAGAAAGAAATAATGCAATATAGGACATCTCGGCGTCAACGCTAGACACAGAACTAGCTTGCCGTAAATTACGATGAGTCCTTAAAAAGGACTTATATGGGTTTTGGAACAAACCAGATGAACACAGGCGTGCTTTCGGGCGCAGTCTTTGTTCCTGAAAACTGGTCGTCCAAGATTGAACTTGCACGAGAATCGAATAAAGTTATGGCTGGACTTATAAATAGACGTGATTCAGATGGAGCCGCAGGTGGCTCAATTGTCCACGTTCCGTTTGTGTCCAACCTAACGACATCTTCAATTGCTTCTGGCGGGACAGCAAACTTTCAGATGCCTCAAGAGGCAACCGTTGCGGTTAATTTGAACCGTTACTGGGAATCCTCTGTGATGATTGAAGATAGACTATCAGTGCAATCCAAGTATGACTTGGTTCCGCAGTATCAAGGTAAAATTGCCGAAGCTTTGGATAAATTGGTTGAAACCGATTTGACCGGGCTTTACTCATCCGCTTCGCAGCTTGTTGGTGGCGGTTCAGTTGCAATTACTGAAGCTAACATTGTTAGAGCAGAGCAGTATTTGAACGATGCAAACGCACCGCTAGCTGACAGACATTTAGTTGTTTGCCCGGCTGGTATGGCGAATATGGTTCAAATATCACGCTACACCGATTACCAGACGACTGGTGAAAAGGTTGCTCCACAAGTTGGTGGCAATAATGGCCTAGTAGGCCGCGTCAACACTTTTGATGTTCATATGACTACGAACATCTTAGGTCCGGCGTCTACTGGCACCGTGATACATCACAACCTCGCTTTTCACAAAGATTTCGCTACTCTGATAATGCAGAAGCAAATCACCGTGAAACGTGAGGAGCGGCCATCATACTTTGGCACAGCTTACATCGCGACAGCACTTTGGGGCTTCGCCTTGCTTCGCCAAGACCACGTGGTTGATGTTCAGTCGAAAGACAACTAAAAATATATTGAATAAGATTCGGCGCTTGTGGGTTGGCGTGTCAACAGAACAGCCCACTTCGTAATGAGATGTTTGGAAAGGTTTTATGGTAGGAAAAGAGAACTTTATCAAGAAGTTACAGCGTGAGAACGCTGAAATGAAAGCCGAGTTAGCAGAGCAGAAAACAATGCCAACGCCGCCACCGGTTGAACGTGTCATTGTAGATGATTACAGGGACAAACCCTACACAATTGTCTACGGCCGGACTAACAACTGGACGAGTGAAACACTGCCGCTGCGTGATGGCTTTCAAAAGTTGATTGATTATTACTCTCAATTCGACTTGTCAACAAACAGAAATGTCCCACGTGAGATTTCAGACACGCAAGCAAACTCTGAATCAGTGAATAGTATCACCGTGTTTGCTCGCAAGATTGTCCGGGACAAGCGACAGAAAAAAGAGGTTTCATTGATACGCGATATGCCTCTTTGGCTGGCGGTTGACAGCGTAGTCCAGCAGGGACAGCAAGTTGAGCTCATCAGCAAAGAGGAGTTTGACGAGTGGTATAAAGAGGAAGAAATCAAGGACTTAAAAGCTGACCGCTCAACGCGTGAGATTATCCGCAAAGAGCGAATCAGGAAGCAGATGTTAGAAGAAGAAATAGCTAAAGTTAAGGAGTAAAATGTCAATGCAATCGAACAATTACAAACATCTGACGGTTGCTGGAACTTATCCTCTAGCTGCAAATAGTTGTTCGCTAGAAGCAGTTCTTGTCAATACTGCCGCTGGCAGCAGCACAATTACGGTGACCGAGGGAACATCGGCTCAAGTGATTGCAGTCATTGATTCGACTGCTGTTCACAAACACGATTTCGACTTAACAAATCTAGATGGTTTGCGAGTTGTGATTGCTGGCGGCAACCCTGATGTGACGGTTATTTTCCAGTAAGATGTCGGACGAGAAGACCACAATTAAGGGCTTGGAGAGGACTTTAGTCAAAACAAAAGTTGACCAGGTTTTCCAAGTTCTTACATTGCGCTGTTCTCACTGCGGCCACAAAGACGACTACAAAGATAACGAGTTCGGCGAAAGCAAAGGCAAGAAGACTTTCATTTGTAATAGTTGCCACGAAGAAAACACAGAGTTTCATCAGACGCGCAAGCCGGTAACTAAAACTCAAGTAGCTGAAATCCTTTCAAATGAAGTTGCTTGGAAGTGCAAGACTTGCGGCAAGATTTACAAGAAGCCACAACTCTGTTGCAACAAAATATCAATGGAAGCGATTGGCAAAGATGATATTCACTTGCTGGATAGGCAGCGCCGGCCAAGCAAAGATGAACCCTACCTCGGTTATATGTGCGATGGCTGTAAGACAATTTATCGCTCACCCTGCATCTGCTGTTCCGGTTCGATGATGTTCAAAGGTATGGTTTATCCCAAGCCAACAATTGAGCAAATAGGGAAATTAAATGCACTCAATGTGCCAATAATAGGAGTAGTCCAATGAAAGATTTACAAACAATTCAATCTAGCGTTATTGCAAGAGCTAAAATTGACCCGTCAGATACGACTTCTATCGGCTTGATTCTGTCTGATGCCAATGATGCCATTGGAATTGTCGCCGCACAGATGAGTTTTGAGGAACTTTGGCGCTCTGCCAGTATTTCTTTGGCTCTGGCTGATGGCGACAAGCTTTATTCATTGGCGGCTGATGTGGATAAAATAGAAACGGTTGGCATTTCAGCACCAACTAACTTTGCAAAGCAACTCATCAATGTTCCAAGAAAAAACATCTTAAATATCACTTTGCAGAAGACAATCGGTGGCACATCAACACCAACTTACTGGTATCTAGCTATGCCGACAATTGATTCAGTGACTAACACTGAAACTAAAAACATCTCTTTTGATTTGATGCCAGACCAAGCATATACAATTCTCTACACTTATAAGGCCTACGCGCCGCTACTGGCTGCTCCTACAAGCTTTCCGTTCTTTGACCCTAACTACCACTACATTATTGAATACTATTGCTTGTGGCGCTACGCAGAACGCAACCCTGACCCGACACTCTCTCCTGATTATTTCAGAGGCGAGTGGGAAAATGGCGTCAAAGAGCTAGTGTCGAACTACAAAATGAAGACAATTGACGCTGTGCCAATCGGGACGCCAATAATTTCAAAGGGAAACGCACCAATTAGCTGGAGGCCTTAATGTTTGCACGGCCGCGAACTAACTTCTTTTCCAAAGACAAAACAACCGATTTTGTAATTAGGGGACTGACCGGCGAACTCAACACACGAGATTCAGACTTTGATATTCAAGACAATCAGCTCTCTGGCGGGCAGAATATGATTTCTGCCTCTGCAACAACACTAAAAAAGCGCGATGGCGTCAATTTATATGGTAGCTTCTTGGGCACAGGTATTGGCCTTGATGGCGGCTGGAGTTTTGTTGGTCAAAATGGAACGCAAGAAGAAATATGTGTTTGGAATGGCTCTCTTTATAGATTAGTTGGCTCAACTTGGACAGCAGTCACCGGCGTAACGCTGACAGCCGGCCTGCCCTGTTCTGGTGTTTATTTCGCTGACACAAACAAGTTCTATATCGTCAATGGCACAGATTACGTTGTCAAATATCAAGCTGGCAGTGCTTCGGGTGACCAATCAGACACAAACTTTCCGAAAGGCAAATACATCTGTTCATTTCAAGGCAGATTAATTGTCGGTTGTATCACTGGCTACCCTAATCAATTTGATTATTCGGCAGCAGGTTTGGACACTTTCAATACAGGCGTTGATTTTGTTGTCTTGCCCGGTGAGTTTAACATTGCAATTACTGGCGTGTATAATTTCAATTCTGTTGCTGTCTTGATTTCAACTAGACGCAGATTGTATCGCCTGCAGAACTTTACTTTTGATGGCACTAGAAGTTGGGTTGAAAATCTTTACGAACTACCAGCTAACTTTGGTGCAATTTACGAAAGAACTTTTGCGATTGTTAATGGCAATGGCTACTTTTTGGGTCAAGATATGTCCAATGTCGCGGCAATTTATATGACTGATGGCTACAACGCTTACAACATTTCATACTCAAAGATTTTAGTTACAACACAATCGCTCAATCCTGCCCGCTTGCAATACGCTTGCGCTATTACTGATTCTGTTTTTTATCGCTTGTATGTGGCTGAAAACACTCAAACTACAAACAATTTAGGCATCATTTATGACACTGGCAAATCTATTTTCTTGACACCAGAGCGCAAATGGGTCAACGGGATTGATGACTACGCTTGCTTGTGGAGTTCAGAGATTTCTGGCGTCTGGCAGATTTATGCCGGCTCGGCTGTTACAGGCCAGGTCTACAAGATACACGGCAACGCTGGCTTGTATGATGAGTTTCCCGAGGAGCAATACAACAAAACAGCCGCTTCGAGCCAAGCAGTTAATTTAGCTGTGGATGCTAATCCATCCAAGCGTGTGTCGCAGGGTTTCAAGATGTCAAACTACAACATCACAAACTTAGCTGTTCCGATTATACGGATTGGTATCTATGTCAAGAAGAACGCCGGCACAAACACTGATTTAGTTGTTAGGGTTGAAACTGATAATGCCGGCCAACCATCAGGAACTTTAGCTGATGCTTCAGCGACAGCAACGATTGCTGCTGGAAGTATCGGCTCTGGTTATTCTTGGATAATGTCAACATTTAGCTTTACTCTTGCTGGCAATACTTTGTATTGGATTGTTGTTAAGCACGCAGTCGAAGACACAGGCAACTCACAATACTACTTGCTAGGAAACACCTCTGGCACTTACGGCAATGGCCACGTTGATACTTACACTACTGGCTATATTACTGCTGGCGCTGGCACTACGGCTGTAAATGGCAGTTGGGCTCTTGGCGGAACAAATGAGGGCAAAGCTTATTATACTCACGGCATTTACTATTTATACTACGCGACAAACCCCGCTGGTTATGGTGCGTGGCGCATCTCTCAATCATTGCAGCCAAACGGAACGCCACTCAACACTTCGCTGTATTACAATTTAACTGATGATAATCCTGCTGTTGGTAGTTGGGTTACATTCAACGGCAATGTTCCGGCACCAACCGTTACCTATACCTCGTGGACTACTGGCACGACAACAACTAATTTAGTTTTCATAGTTTATGCACGTGCTCCAATTGACGCTTACGCTGACACAAAAGCGTTTTTAGTCAACAAAGGCAGAGAGTTTGTAATGAAGAAATATCAAACTATCTTTTCAAATATGTCCACTTCGCCGGTAACAATGTTGATTGGTTTCTCTGATACAAAGTTGAATACTTTTGCCAGTGATACTTTGACTTTGACTACGGACTCTGGCGGCATTTACGGCACGACAGCAGAATTAGGTTCAAACAAACTTTACGGCACGACAGCAGAGGGCGGCGACAACACTATATTTGGCGTTGAAGAAGTCAAGAACTATACTTTCAAAAATGTGTCGTCCTTTACAGGTCGCATACTTAAGGTCAGAATAAGGAATAATCAGTATGGTCAGCAATTTGAGTTTAACCAACTAAATGCAATCGTAACGCCACGTATGAGGGATTTCTAATGCAAAGCAAAAACTTCGCAACCAGTATAGCTAAATACCAGGGGCCAGACTTTGACACTAAAACAACTTTGCTTAACTTGATTCAAGAGTTTAACCAGCCGGTAGGGATTAACAAAATACTCAATCGCTACGAAGAACAAACTGGCGCTTGGGCTTCACCTTCTTATCCATCACCTATAAATGGGACAATGGTTGTTGTCTACAATTCAACTTCGGTCACTTCGAGATTGTATGTATATTCAAATGCTGGTTGGCATTACGTAGATTTAACATAAGGAGATTCTATGGCTTTTCAAACTATGACTTTTGTTGCAACAAACACACCAGTTAACGGCGTGACTTACGTTACCGCTGAATCTGTTTCAACTGACTTGCTCAACTTGATAAACGATTACAACTTACAGATTCCTTCTGCTAAACTACCCAACGGTGTTATAAAAGCCGCACACGTAACTGCCGGCATCATTGACGCAACTAAACTGACTGCTGCTGTTGCGGCGGGATTGAACCCAGCCGGAACAATACTTGCTTATGGTGGCGTGACTGCTCCTACTGGCTATTTGCTCTGTCAGGGTCAAGTTGTGTCACAGACAACCTACGCCGCGCTTTTTGCAGTAATTTCAACAGCTTACAACACAAGCGGTGAGGGCACCGGCAACTTCAGACTGCCTAACTTACAAGATAATGTTCCAGTAGGTAAATCAGGAACAAAAGCTCTTGGAACGACTGGTGGTGAGGCGACACACGCCCTGTCAACAGCAGAACTGGCTTCACATACTCACGCTGTAACCGACCCGACCCACGGCCACAATTTGAAATATGACACAAACGGAACTGCAACAGGTGGCAGCACAATAATTGGTGGCGGTAACTTTAGTAATTTGGCTGGCTATGTTCAAGCTGCTGCAACTGGCATTTCAATTGTTGCTGCTGGTTCTGGCACAGCTCACAACAACTTACAGCCCTATCAAGTAGTCAACTATATTATCAAGACATAAGGAGTAACTATGGCAAGCGTTTCAAAAGACCAAATAAATGCCTGGTATCAGCAATATCTAGGCCGCGCACCTTACGCTACGGAAACAGCTCCTGGCGGCTGGGTTGATAAGTGGATAGCTCAAGGCAGCGCTGCCGAAGCCGGTATTGCTAATTCAGATGAGGCGAGAACCAGAAAAGCAGGCGGAGCAGCCACAGGCGGAGCAGCCACAACACCCGCTGGTCCCGCGCCACTACCCAGCACAACCGATTTACTCAACAAATCAGTCACAGATGCAAAGGGCGTTTATGACCCACTGATGAAAGCGCAAAACGAATTGACACAAAAGCAGTTTGATACTTTGAAATCGAACATCTTGACTTCAAAAGACCAAGCGAAAGAGGGTGTAGCGACAACGCTAGCTTCAAGAGGTCTTGAGCGCTCTGGCGAGCTTGGCTTTGACACTGCGCAAATCGAAAAGACAGCGATGGACCAGATTGGCACTGCTGATTTAGCCCAGACGGTTGCTCAAGCAGAGAACGTAGTTGCTAACTGGCAAAATGTCACCGGCGCGGCGTCAACTATGGAACAACAACTATTTTCACAAGCGTTGCAAACTCACCAGCAAGCGCTAACAGATTTAGGGTTTCCGATTTCACAATATACGAGTGTTGGTCAGTTGTGGGAGGGTTTCTTAAACGCCAACATTGACCCGTCACAATACCAGTGGATTTATGAGGGACTAAAAGCTTCGATGGATAAATTAGGATAAGGAGTGACTATGGCAATGCCAGATTTCTCGCAATTACAACAACAATGGAAAGACCGCCAAGCAAAGATTGACGGCGATATTACATCTCTAAACGGTCAGATTGAAGCTTCGGGCTCGAAGTATGTCAGAAATCCAATGAATCCTAATCAGTTGATGCTGATAAATACAGGAGTTGACCCTAAAGCGGGAGTTGACTATGCAAAATCATTGGTTGATTTGCAAACTTCAGAACTTGGTTTGCAAGAAAAAACAACACAAGCATCTACTGGTTTGACGGCGGCTGAATTGTCAAAATTAAAGCAAGGTTCATCAGCAGCCGAACAGATTTACAATCGAATATCATCATTATCAAAAGACGTAAATAAAACAAATCTTGGACCGATTTCAAGACTTTCCGGTTTGTCACGCAGTATAGCTGGTTGGGCAGGTTTTGACCCACAAGCCCGCGCTCTTGAATCACAAAAAGGCCAACTCGTAGTTTTGCTTAAAAGTTTGACTGGAGTTGGACGTTTGAGTGCCGGCGTCATTGACCAGATTCAATCTTCGTATTTGCCAACACCCTACGACACAAAAGCTGAAGCTGAAGACAAGCTTGCAAACTTAAAAGGCGTCATTGACCAGATGAAGCAAGATTCAGGACAAACACAAAATAGCGACCCACTTGGTATTTTAGGCGGAGGTTAAAATGTCACTACAAGATTTAGGACAATTAGTTAAGCAAAAACACCCTGGCGCTTACGACAATATCCCGGATGAACAATTGGGACAGCAAGTCTATACCAAATACCCGCAATACAAAAATATAGTTGAACAGGGACAGCAACCAGCGAAATCACCAGTTCAACCGGGTGGCTTTTTAGAAACGATACTTCAACCAATAATGAACGCATTAGGAGCCACAAAAGCTGGTGGAACTTTAAGGGAGGGACAAGCAGGACAAACTGAAGAACAACAAAGATTGCAAGCGAGCTCTGAAACTGCTAAAAACCGAGAAATTGGTGGCGCTGCGGAAATTGCCGCACTGACAACAGGCGCACCAGAGTTGAAAGCTGGCTCAAAGTTTTTGCAGGGTTTGTTGCCGGGTGCAGCTAGAGGTGTTGCTTATGCGACTGGCAAGGGCGTTGAACAAAAGAAATCATTTGTAGATACGCTTAAAAGTATGCCGCTTAATGCTGCATCTTTTGCCCTGCTTGAGGGAACTCTTAATGAGGCCGTGCCTGCAATTGCTGATTTATTTAGGAGCGGTGGTAACGCTTTATCGCGAGCTTCAGAGTTGGCTGATGTTCCCAAAGGAGTGCAAAAAGCTAATTTTGCAAAAGATACTTTCAACAAAATGCTTGAATATGGCGCGACAACCCTTGAAAAGGCGAAATCAATGGCCGAAAGAGTTACTGGTGCCAATGGGATAATTAGTAAAATCACCAGAGCCGCAGTTGGTAAATCAGAACCGGTTGATACTTCGGGCGTTATGGATTTAGTTCAGCAAGAGCTAGGTTTAGCAAATAGACCAACAAAAAATGAGTTCTCGGCATTGGGAACTCAAGAGCGAAAGCTTTATCAAAAAGTATTGTCTGGGATAACACAAGCAATGGGCAGAGGGACGCCAGAGGGTCCCGCGCAAGCAGCAAACCCGTCTGAATTGTTTGGTTTAGTCCAAGACTTAGAGGCGCGTTCAGCAGAATTAAGCAAGAGCTTTAGGCGCTCTGGTAATCAAGATGTCGGCGATATGGCCGGCTCTTACAAAAGAGTGGCTGATGAGCTGAAAGACCGATTATATTCTAGCGCAGACCAAATCTTGACTTCCGGCGTCAAAGAGCCATTTGCCAACGAACTAAAAGCAATATCGCCTAAATTGCACGATGCTGTAATGGCAACAAACACGGTTGGTGAACTACGTTCACTTGCAGCACCATTTGTAAAAGCCGGCATAATGCACGATGCCGTTGGAGAATTAGGTCAAGTTTCGAAAGGCGGTTTAGATGTTTCAAGTATATTACCAGCAGTTACTGGTAAGGGCAGCTTAGCTAATATAGTTTTAGGTGTTGTTAATGATTTGCTAATCAAAGGTAGTGGCGGCGCGATGCGTGGAACAGGAAAAGCAATCGAAGTAGTTGATAAGTTTGGTGGTGGTGCAATTACAAAAACACTTTCAAGATTAGGGCTTGGAAAACTTATCAACAGAGGGCAATAATTTATTTTCTATGGTCAATAAGACTATGCCACTTTCGAGAAACTTCATCGTAAATATCAGCGACAACAATAAGAAAAGCACCGATGAGCGTCAGCACAACGTAGATTGCGAACAAGATACCAACAGCCCATAAAATTAAAGACATTTTGTTCCTTTCTTTCATTAAGTATAGCATATCTTAAATAATTTGTCAAGAGGTAAATGATGGTTAGCGTAAATCAAGTAATGCAGACAGGCACGGCGACTGCAAACAACCCAACTTCGCCAACAGCATACGAAACACCAACCGCAGCGCCAACAAATCCCACTCAACAAGTGATGGAGGGTTTTAAGCAAAACGTTCAAAGTCAAGTTGCCAGTCAGCCACAGCCAAAGCAAGCGCCAACGACTAATCTATCAGAGCAGTTTCACCCAGCTAATACACCCTCGCCGCTACAAGACGTCCAGACGATTGATTTGAAGACTGCATCAGGCATCAGTGCCGTTGCTACTGCTGGCGCATCTGGTGAGCTTCCTAGCACAATAGATGTCAACAATCTTGGAACCTATATGCACACACTTAACGCTGGCAAACTAGGCAATCAAGGCGAAGTATCTGCCGGCGAAGTGCCCAAAGGGTTTGATGTCAACAAGGGCTACTATGGCTTCTTGCCAAAACAATGCACATCTTACGCTGCTTGGTATTTGAATAACGTAGAGGGCAAGACATTTGTTGATACTGGCAATGGCAACGCCAAGAACTGGGGCGAGCTAGCGAAGAAGCAGGGCTTCAGTGTTACTGGCGCGCCGGCTGTTGGTTCTGTTGCTGTCTGGCCGACAATGGGCAGCTACGGACACGTAGCAGTAGTTGATAGCGTTAATTCAGATGGAACGATAAATGTATCAGAGATGAATTACCAACCAGGGAAATACACGAAAAGGTCGAGTGTGTCTACCTCTGGCGCGCAGTTTATAAATAAATAAGGAGCAAAATGCCCAAAAAGAAATCAATGCCAAAGTTCCACAAAACAGGTCAGCCAGTCGGCGGAGTAGCAGCAGTTGGCAAAAGCGCAACATCGGGTCCAAAAATAGCCGTCAAGGGTGGACACGGAAAACATCTTAAAAAGAAAAAATGAAAGAGATTGCCGAAGTAATAGACGAACAAGCTGCGGACCAGCAAAAGGAGCAGGACCGACAGGGTCTTGCTTCTGATATTGGTTCTCATTTTGACGGTGCTTCAATGAAAATGTCTGGCGATATGCAAAAGTTTATGTCAGAGTTCACAAAACAGATTGTCGCCGTCTTGAGCAAGAAGTTAGACGTTAAAATTGACAAAATAGAGTTTCCTGGGATAAATATGCCGGATGTTCACGTGTTACCAATTGAAACCGATAGAATTATCAAAGCAATACAAAACACTAAAGTTTCGCCAATAATCAAGGTGGCCGCGCCAGATGTCAACGTCAACGTGCCGGCAGCAAAAGTAGTTGTTAAGCCACAAGTAACACAATCAGCGCCGGCTGAAGTTCCTAGTCGCATTACTGAAGAAAAAGAGTTATATCGCGATGGCTTTTATGATGGCTTTGAAGAAAAGTTTTCTGATGGCACCCTGCATACCGTCACTGGCTACTCGCGAGGAAGGATAAAACACAAATGGGCTTAATGTCAGAGGAGTTTGCTGTCCGTAAAGTTATTGACCGGTTGAAAATACCGGCTCGAATTAACAAACTCGAAAGCTTGCAGATTTGGACTTACAAGTCGGTGCGCTCAATAGATGGTGTTCTACCTGATGACCAAGGCAACGTTGACATCAATCCAATCACTACGACCGGTTTCGTTCCTTATGTTGGTGCGACTAAAAATGTTAATTTAGGAACTAAAAATCTAACTACTGACGCGCTGTTTGTCAGCAAGTCGGCTCAAGCCAGCACAGGCGAAACCGTTGCCACTTTCACCGTTTCTGATGATGCACTATCTTACTTGAAAATCTCAAACAACACTTCACAAAATGGTTTGTTCTCGCCTGGGATTCAAGGTTTTTCGGATAACACGACAATAGTTCGCTCAGCATTGATACTTCTGGGTCAGACAAATGTTGACACTGGTGCTTTAACCGTGATTGCTATTGATGGCAGGACTTTAGCTGGTGCTTCGTTAGTCAACAAACCAATTCTTGAAATTAGAAACTTTGCCGCCCCAAAAGCCAGGTGGGACGCCAATGGCGATTACTCTATTACAGGTAAAATGCTTTTTGGAGCGATAACGATAAACGCCGCCAGTAGCGGAGATACTAATTTGTATCGGGCTACGGCAAACTCTCTTAAAACCGATGATGACTTCACGGCAAACTCATTGATAAAGATAGGCGGAACTTCATCTCAATTCTTGAAAGCTGATGGCTCGATTGATAGCTCAACTTATTTGACAACAGCAACTGCCGCCTCAACCTATGTTCCTTACACAGGAGCTTCAGCGAATGTTGACTTGGGAGCTCACGACTTGACGGTAGCTAACATAGTTCTCGGTGCTAACGCCACCATCAAGCCCTCTGCCGCTTCTGGGGCTTATTCTTTCGTTGAGAACGATGGCACGACAAAAACTCTAACAATCCAAACAGCAGTTCACAGAATTGGCTGGGGTGTGTTCAATGGAAGCACTGGTTCGCCCTATTCGTATTCCGACACGACAACAGGCAAGTTCGTTATCAGCTCGTCAGTGGCAACTGGTAATATCTTGGATGTTCAGGATTCGGGCGGCAACTCTCAACTCAGCGTTGGAGCTGATGGCACTTTGACCACGATTTCGTCACTCTCTCTTGTCGCTCCTGGAAATGTCACTCTGATACACAATGGAGTGCGGACAGATTACAAACAATCAGCAGACACCGATGCGGCAAGAGGCACGGTGCTAACTACGGCTATGTCTGCGGCGGCGGCAGGCGACACGGTAATTATCGGAGCTGGAAATTACTTGGTAACTACGGCACTTGTAATTCTTGATTATCAGACGATTAGATTTCAGTCAGCACAAGTTTATAACACAACAAACACGGCTGATGTTTTTACTGCTACCTCAAAAACAGGTTGGTCTATTGAGGGCAATGGCAGAATTGTCGGACAGGGAATCGGGTCGGGCGGAGTTTATACCGACCAGACAGGTATCAGAGTTACTGGCACAAAATACACCTATAAAATTGAAGGTGTTACAATTCAAGATTTCAAAGGTTGTGGAATCAGTCTTCAAAATACAAATACCACTCATACTGGTCCGAGAATTGCCTCGGTTTATGTCACTAACTGCACTAATGGTTTGTATGTTCCGCAACTTTCTGAATATGTCAAAGTTACGAATAGTTGTTTCTTCGCCAACACTATTGGAATTTATTTAGTTGGTGGTAACTTCCACGCTGCCAATAATAGTATCAACGATAACACTTTATATGGAGTTTATCTTGCAACTGGAACGAATGACCTCCACGGGATATTTACTGGCTGTGCTCTAAATCACAATGGCAATCTTACAACTGGAATTTCAATTTACGCTGACACCGTAATCAATGGGATGATTTTTACTGGCTGTGATATTTATGGCGGACTTTATTTGAAAGCGTGTTCAGGAATTGTCATTGAGGGTGGTGAGGGTTACTTGTGGATTACGATGGATGGAACAATCGCTGGTATGAACTTTGTCCGAAACTTTATGTTCTCCGATGGCGACAAAACTATTACCGCTACCGCTCCGCAGAGAGCAAAACTTTCAATGGAGAATAACATTTTGGGTCACGCTGGACTTGGTGCTCCGTCAGCCAACAATGATTTATGGTTTGACCATTCGACAAACACTCTAACTACAACAACTTTTGTCGGTGCTTTGACTGGTGCTGTCACTGGCAACGCTTCATCAGCGACTAAACTTGCCACCGCCAGGGCGATAAACGGAGTTGACTTTGACGGCACTGCTCCAATCACCGTCACCGCTGATGCCAACACTCTTTCGGGCACGACTTTGAAATCAACAATCCTCGCTAGTTCGCTGACCTCGGTCGGAACTTTGGCTACTTTGACCGTCACCGCTGTAATCACTGGTTCGGTTTCTGGCAACGCCGCTACCGTCACGACCAACGCCAACCTTACGGGTGTAATCACTTCGGCTGGAAATGCTACCTCTATCGCCTCGCAGACGGGCACAGGAACGAAGTTTGTCGTTGATACCTCTCCAGTCCTCGTAACTCCGAATATCGGTGTAGCGACAGCGACCTCGGTCAACAAGGTAGCGATTACCGCTCCAACAACTTCTGCGACTTTGGTAATTGCCGATACTAAAACTTTTACCGTAAATAACAGCATAACTCTAGCCACCAACGAACACTCGTATATGGAGGCGGGTGTTTATTTGAAAGAGCTGACTGCCGCTAAATTGATTATCGGCTGGCAGACCGTTCCTGCTAATGGAGCTGTTGAAAGCGACTTATCAGGTTTGGGACACAACGCTACTTATTCGGCTGACTGGGTTTCAACCGACCAGGTGACAAAGGGTTTGACCTGGACGATTAGTCCCAACGGCACGACTGATTATCTTGAGTTTGCCGATAGTGATGACTTTTCCTTCGGCAATGGCACAAACGATTCAAACTTCTCAATCGGTGGTTGGTTTGAGATTTTATCTGATAGTGCAGAGAGATGTTTCATTTCAAAGTGGGATTCAACTGCTGGCTCGGAACTTCGAGAGTGGGTATTTGATAACACTTCGGGTTCTACAAGGAAACTCCGATTATATGTTTATGATGAAAGTGCCAATGCGGTTGCATATAGGACACAGGACACAGCTTCGGCTGCGGGTTGGCACTTCGTTGTGTTAGTTTATGACACGGCTGGAGGCACGGGAGCGACATTTATGAATGGTCTTACAATGTATGTTGATGGCGTAGTCGTGGCTTCAACGGCAACTAATAACACTAACTATGTCGCAATGGAAAATCTAGCAACGGTGGTTCGCATCGGAGCTTACGGAGGAGTGGCGTCAAGTTTTGGCAAGGGCGACTACGGCAAACTATTCATTACAAAGGAAGCTTTGACTGCGGCTTGGTGCTGGAGAGTTTTCACGGAAACAAGAGGATTTTATAACCTATGAGGATAAAAATGACCGAACCAATAACCAGGAAAGAATTTCAGGAACATTGCGATTCCAATGACGTAACTGCTAAATCAGTCGTAAAGTTGGAGAAGCTTTTACCGTTGGTTGATTTAATTCCAACACTTCAGGAGATTGTCGAGAATCAAAAAGCCACTATTATTGTTGGTAGAAAAGCTTTAAGAATTATCGGCTATATCTCGGCTGCTCTTGGACTTTTGTATCTGATATTTAGATTCTGGCGTGAAGTAAAACATTGATTCCTAACTGCCAGCTTTTAGTTGGCAAGTTGGGAGGCATTGTATGGATAAGCTGGTGATGACTTATCGGCTGGGTTCAGAGGTCATCCAGCTGACTTGGGACAAACACTCGCGCGGTTACTACCTGTCGCACTACAAGCACGGCCGGCAACTGCTTTACGAGTTTGTCGGAGATGACCTTAGCGCTTGTTGCGCTTACTTTCAGAAGTTCATCTGCGACACCGTTGTCTTGGTGAACCTGGGAGGACCGCTTTAGTTCTCCCAATTTCAAAAATGTTTTATTAAATAAGGAGTGTTATGACGCTTAATGAGTTCGTTCAAGCCAACGATGGCAAGTTTTTAGACTTTGACGGGGTTTATGGCAACCAGTGCGTTGATTTAGTCAAGTATTGGGAGCAGAACATCGGTGCGCCTATTACTCACGGCAACGCCATAGACTACAAAGAGAATTGGCAACTTGGAGGTTATGTTTGGGTTGACAACACACCAACTGGTGTCCCGCGAGCTGGCGACATCGTTGTTTGGAGCATTAAACCCAACGGTCACGTAGCGATATTCTTATCGGGCGACACTAATTCGTTTGATTCATTTGACCAGAACTGGCCGGTTGGCAGTCCTTGTCATTTTCAGCATCACAGCTACACTAATGTTAGTGGCTGGTTACATCCGATGGTTCTTGACCCGTCACTTGACCTGGCACCAGCTGAACCTACTCCAACACCTGTGCCAGAACCTACCCCGCCACCACTACCACAGCCAGAACCCGTCACGCCGCCACCGGTTGACGTTCCGCCACTCGACACGATACACGTCCCGGTAACAGAACCGAAAGCGCCTGTGTTTTCAGCTAGCGTCTGGGATACAATAATGGTAATAATTATCTTTGTAATCGTAGGAATAGTTATTGGCGTTTTATTAGTTCATAAATAGGAAGGAGCTGTTATGGTTTGGCTAACTGGAAAGAAAACCTACATCGTGGCGATTGTTGCGGTTCTGGCTGCACTTGTTGCTGCTTGGAACGGAACGATTAGTTGGATTGATGCTACCGGTGCAATTTTAGCGGCGCTTGGATTTAGTGGCTTGCGCGCTGCAATAAAATAAGGACAAAATGAAGTTTCTTGTATTTGACTACGGCTTGTTCGCTACCCACGCGGATAAATTAGCTGACAAGGGGAAAAACAAGGTCTGGTATTATACGCAGTGGGAGAGTGGTTTTCCTTGCTACGATAAATATATTGTCGGCGAGGGCACTGAAGTCGAGAAAATAAAATACTTTTGGGATAAAGTTGACGAAGCTGATTGCGTTGTCAATTTTGATGTCTACGGCAACGACATCATTGAATATCTGCGGAAAAAAGGAAAACGTTGTTTTGGCAGTGGCAAAGGTATGATGCTAGAAAACGACAGAGAGCTAATGAAGAAGCTTTTGGCTAAACTAGGGCTGCCAGTCAACAAGTATGAGAAAATCATCGGCACAACAGCGCTACGCGAGTATTTGAAAACTCACAAAGACAAATACATCAAGATTGATTTGTTTCGTGCCAATTTAGAGAGCTTTCACTCAAAAGATTACACAGCTTCAGAGATGATAATTGATGAGATGGATGCGGTCTTGGGTCCAATGAAAGACAAGTTCCCGTTTCTTGTAGAAGACGCGATTGACGCTAAAACTTCAGTCGAGCCCGGTCAAGATGTTTTCTTCAATGGCAAAGCTTTTGTTAAGCCATATCTGTATGGCTACGAGATTGCCAAAGCGTTTTACATTGGCAAGTTTGTTGATAAGCTGCCGCCTCAACTTCAGAACACTCTTGATAAAATGACGCCAGTTTTGCAGAAGCTTGACTATCGTGGCGCAATTTCATTTGAAGAAAAGGTTGTTGATAAAAAGACCAGTTACTTACTTGATGTCAGCGCAAGGCAGCCGGCACCATTATCGGCCGGCTATGTTGAGTGGATAAAAAACTATCCTGAACTTATCTACAAGGTTGCCGGCGCTGAAGACGTTGAAATCAAGTCAATCGCTAAATATGTTGGCGCTCTGCCATTACAATGCGGCCACGCCAAAGACCACTGGGTTCGCATATTACTAGAGGACAAATACAGAAAAGTCGTCAAGTTCCGTCAGTTTGTTAAAAACAAGTATTACTACGCAGTGCCCGGCCTTGATGAGATTGTAGTTCTGATAGCGTGGGGCGATACGATTGAGCAGGTCTTTGATAGAATTGCTAAACTAAACGATGTTGTTGACGCTTACGGCTTGCAAAAGGATTTGACTGGTTTAGAAGAAGCGCGGGAACAGATAGAAAAAGGAAAAACTCTTGGAATTGACTTCTAGACCTGTGGATAACTTGTGGATAACTTGTGGATAACTTTACGTTATGTTATATTGTTTTTGTCAGTGAGCGCACATTAACTACCCGAGAGGAGTTTGATGGTAACGCAAAAGTCTGATAGTTAAAAGCCGTTCTGGTGAAAACTGGGGCGGTTTTTGTTTACTTGACATAAGATTTTAGTAGGACTATAATTAAAAATGTAAAGCGGTTTATTGGGCAGACATTTTTATAAAAAGACTATTGCAATAATCTTTGCCCCGAAAGTAACTGCCTAAACCGCTTTGCTTCGGGGCATTTTGGTATAAGAGAGAGGTTATATGAAAACAAGAGTAGTCCACACAAAATTTTGGCAAGATAATTTTATATGTTCATTAAACCACAAAGAAAAATTGTTGTTCTTGTATCTTATAACTAACGACCGAGTGAATATATCCGGAGTTTATGAATTACCGGACAAGACGATTAGAAATGATGTTGAGATGACAGAAATAGAATTAGAAAAAGCCAAAGAAAAATTTCATAACAATAAAAAGTTTGTGTTTTTTAATGGTTGGATAAAAATTATAAACCTAGAAAGATACCAAAATTACACCGGTGAGAAAAATGATGTTTGTAGAGCCAAAGAACTAGAAAAAGCACCACCAGAGCTACAAACAGATACCCTATCGATACCCTATCGATACCCAACCGATAGTCCTAGTAATAAGAAATCAGTAATAAGAAATCAGAAACTAGTAATAAGTAATAAGAAAGAAGTAATAGAATTAACTGAATTATTATTTAATTTAGTTTGTAATAATTATCCGTTTGTTAAAAAGAAAGAAATAGTTCAAGCAAATTATGATGATATAGAAAAATTGAATAGTTTAGATGGTTATAGTTTCGATATTATAAGGGCTGTAATTGATTGGTCACAAAAAGATGACTTCTGGAAGCAAAATATTCGGTCAACTAAAAAACTACGAGAAAAATTTGAACAATTATTAGTTAAAGTTAGCGGTAAATTAAACGAAAGAAAGGTGGTGAATTTTGACAACTGAAATATCTAAACAACAATTAGTGTTGCGGATGAAAAGTGGAATTGAAATTTGGATTGATAGCGACAAAGCGGATAAAGTTATGAGTTATTTGCAAACACAAAAGACAGGTTTCGGAACGATTGAAAACCGATTGATAAATTTAGTAGAAATTGAGGGGATATTCTCGCCGGTTGATTTAGAGGAACTTTCATATCGAAAACAAGGTATATGGAAGTGTAAATTTAATAAGTGGCATAATAAAAATGAAGATTGTTCTTGCTCAAAACCGAGAGACAATTATCCCGATATAAAAATTACTCAAGGGAGTGAAAAGTCAAAAGAGTATCTCGACAATTTAAGAAAAGATTTATTAGCTAAAAAAATAATTTAGAAACATAATTTAAAAGGAATTGAAATGACTACTGAAATGACTGAAGAACGAAAAGTCTGGATATTAAAGTTTCCTTCCGCTAGAAGTCTTGACAAGATAGAACACTAAGGTATAGCATAAACACAAGGAGAATAAAAATATGGAAATCAAAGATTGTCGAATGTACACAGTTAAAGAGTTGGAAGAGATACTTAATTTGGAACGCCGGCAGGTTTACCGTTTAATTGATAGAGGGTTATTGCACGCTGTTCCAACAAGATTCAAAGAAAAAAGACGAGTTATCGGTAAGTTTCTTAAGCAATATATTAACGGAGGGAGAAAATGAAATTAAATGAAAAGCAATTTATCAAGGATGTTCAAGAACTACACAAAGCAAAACTAGAGTATGAGACACCGGAAGAACAAGCGGCATTTATGGCTGGTGTTATCTGGCAACAAAATCAGCAATTTAAAGAAATGGGGTTTTAATGTTATACAAAATTATAATCAAGAGCCATTGTGATGCGCCGGATTACGAAGATAGTGTTGAAGCAATAAATTTAGAAGAAGCAACTGATTATTTTCACGCACAATTAAAAGGTGAAGTTGAAAGAAGATTTATAAAAGAGAACATTTATTGTGAAGAAGAAGATGTTGAAACTGAAAAAGCTGATTGGTTAGACAGCCATAATGGAGAGGTAAAGACACTATGAGCAGAGGGATACAAAACGATCACATAATGGCTACTAAAGAGATAATCGCACTAGAGACCGATGATTTTAGATATTTCTTGGCCAGGATACGCAAAGACGCCAGAGAGTTTAAAGAAAGTGGAAAGAATAAAATAATAGAGGAGTAATATGTTTTTACCAGAAAATTATCGTGAACCGGTAACGGACAACTATATGAGATTTGCTGACGGAAAGAACGTCTTTAGAGTTTTATCTGAGGCGATTGTCGGTATGGAATACTGGAAAACCGAAACTAATGAAAATGGCGAGGAGGTTAGAAAACCGGTAAGAATTAAAGTTGATGAGCGGATTCCGACAGAAGAGTTGGGTTTTGATAAATGGGGAAATCCCGAATTTCCTAAACACTTCTGGGCTTTTGTTGTTTATAATCGTGCCGCAGAGAAAATTCAAATACTTGAAATCACTCAAAAGAAAATCCAGAGAGCAATTAAGTCGTTAGTAGATGACGAAGATTGGGGTGATCCGAAAGACTATGATATTTGTGTAACTCGTAGCGGTGAAAAGTTGGAAACGGAATATATCGTTCAGGGAAAACCGAAAGCAAAACTGGATGAGAGTATTTTGGAAGAGTACAAAGTGTTGAATATAAACTTAAAAGCTTTATTTAGTGGCGCTGATCCTTTTGCGAAGAAAAACGACGACGAAATTGACATTGAAGAAATTGCTAAAGAACTTTAATAATTAAGGAGAGAAGATGAAGATGACGAAAGAAAAGGCATTAGAGAAGATCGAAGAATTAAAGAAGTATGTTGCTGATGAAGAGAAAACCGAGACTAAATG